ATTCAGATTCTTTCAACGATGGTTTCAGGTGATGAATGATCCTGATCTTGTTCGAAAAGTTTCCCCAGAAACCTACTATCAGGATATTGTTCTGACACTACAGGATAATTCTCATTCCTATGCCACTGGTGAGTTTGTGATGACCGAATGTTTTCCATCGGAGATCAGTGAAACCCAACTTGCATACAACGAATCAACAGAACTGACGTTTGACGTTATGTTCTCATTCAACAAGAAGATCATGTTATGAGTCAGATTAAGAACGCACTAGCAAGAAAGAAACAACAGAATCCACAGTTTGATTATCTGTTCAGGGTCGAAATGCCGGATGTTAGCTCAAACGGTGGTCCGATTGATCCTACAATGAAGGGTCTTACTGGTGGGGTTCTTTCTGCGATTGACGGTGATCCAACCGTGAGTGCAAAACAGAGATCGCAACAGTCTGCTGATCCTTTCCAGACATTACAAAATAATCCCGGTGGATTCAGTAATCTTATTGGTCTTGACCAAGGCTCTGTGGGCGCACAGGAGCAGATGGAAAGCATTTCGCATAGGGTATACAGTATAGATGCCCCATTGACCACCTACGAGACTGTGAAGGCTACTGACAAGGATACATTCTGGTATCGTGCTGGTAACTCTGACATCGGAAACGTATCGATGAAGATTGATGAGATGGAAGACGGTGCAACCTTGCAGTATCTTCTTAATTGGCAGAAACAGATGGATAATATGGATGGTAGTCGCAATCCCCCTGTTCAGTACAAGAGAAACATCAAGGTCATTCGCCTATCTGCATCCAAGTTGGATATGCATGTTCATCTGTATAAGGGATATTACCCAATCGAGATCAGTCCAATGAATTTCAGTCAGGATGGGAATTCTGTGATGCAGTACGATGTTCAGTTCTCAGGTGACAGTGTTGAACACATGTTCATTCCTGCTGGTGATGTCAAGAGAATGATCGAATCGGAAAAAGACACGATCATGAGTGCTGTGAATAACCCAACCTATTACGGTAGAACTAATGGAAACGGTAACATGGGCAACATACTAAATAACCCACAATTAATCAGAAACGTCATGGATAGCGCAACCAGATCCTTTTTCTGATAAATAGATCACATTCAAAACGAAAGAGGCAAAATGCATATGGCTAAGAAAAAGCAATCACCTACACAACAGATGTTCGTGGAAGAAGATGAAGTCCAAGAGGCTCCTGTCGAAAAAGAAGTTCAAGAAGAACCACAGGACACTCTACGAAACTCTCCCTATGTCGAGCTACCTTCCAAGGGTCTTCTTGGCTATCCAGATACGGTAGAATACCGTGATCTTCTGGTTAAGGATGAAGAGACATTGGCAACTGCCACTGCTGAAACCTATTCAAAGACTCTTAACGGTGTCATCAAGGATGTTATCGGTAATCCAGACTGGTACGAGAAGATGTCTGTCCATGACCGTGACTTCCTTCTTCTATGGATTTGGGCTAACAACTATGATTCTGTCAAGAAGGTTGAGGTCGAATGCCCATCATGTGGTGCAAAAGAAACTCACTCTATTGATCTGACGGAAGTTGAGACTACCGACATTAAGGACAACATCAAGAATCCATTTGAGCTTGAACTGAAAAATGGAAACAAGGTGTTTATCCATATGTCAAATGTTGGTGGTGAACTTGAGGTTGAATCCTATCAGCGCAAGATGGGTGATAAGATTCAACATACGAATGAGTTCCTTCTTCTCGCAAGTAGCATTGACGTTGGCCTCAACATTCCTTTCGAGAATAAGGTTAAGTGGATTTCGGAGAATATGACCGCAAGGGAAATGGGAATTGCTCGCAGCTACCATAACTATTTTGACTTTGGTATCAAACCAGAAGTCGAAGTAAAATGTGGCTCGTGTTCGGAGGTCACGAGCGTTGAGCTACCCTTTTCGGCAGTCGATGTCATTTATCCCTCCGTATCAACAGATTTTGAAGAATTCCTATGATCTGTGCAAGTTCCTGAAAATATCTCCTGTGGACTACTATCGAATGTCAGTTCCACAGGCAAGATTCTTCATCGAGAGACTTGATCGGGATTTGAACGACAAAGACCCATTCATTGTTCCACAAAGCCTAAGCCTATAACGCTTAGGCTTTTTTGTTTTCCATAAATAGATGATAGATAACTGAAATTGTGAAATCACATAAACACACGGGATCATCCATTATGTCCAATAAAGACTTTTACATTAACGATTACTTCAATGCGGGTGAAGAACTCCTTGAACTTTTCAAACCAAACCTAACCGAATCAGAGTATCGCAGTATCAATGCGACTCTTAGTATTCTTACTGAGTCTCCTGCTACAAACGATGTTATCTCGATTCATATCGGTGACAACATCTATCAGGTTAATTGGGAACGATTCCTTCGTGTTTATCGCGATCCCGAAAGTTATGAAACCAACCACGAAATGCTGACTAAGGGGTTTGGTGTCGATCCTGATGACATTGATAAAAGTAGTTCAACTCGTGGCCCAAACGCAGTCGCAAGAAAGAAAATGAGCGATATCCGCAACAAATTCAAGGATCGTGGTTTTTGGGGACCGGGGAAAGATATTGAAAGTTTTCCTGCTGCACCTTCTCGCTATAACTTCTATGTGAAGAATGCTGGCGAAGAAGATGGTGCAGAAGGCCCATACACTCCTGACTCAGCACGAGAAGCCATTAATCAAGGCAGTCGTAGTAGAAAGAGCAGTAAGGCACAGAAGGTTGCTGAGAAGATCAATTCAAACGAATTGATGTCCGGTGAGTTCTATTCTGATATCTCTCGTATTCCAAAAAGAAATTGGGCCAAATGGTATCAGGTATGGATGCGTGAGAAGTCCCGCATTGCACTTGATCGTTCCTTCACAGATACTCTTAAGGGTAAGCGTTGGAAGAAGTCTTTCATCCTAGGCTACAAGCTAGAGGAAGGTCTACTGATTGAGATTTGGTATAACTCCATTGACTCTTCTTTCACTGTTCACGATCAGCGTGGCATTAACGTGATGCGTAGACGCGCTAAGACTCTCAATGAGGCTCTTAAGATGCTTGCTCACCATGTATCACAGGTTGCTACTGGTGACGATCAGGTTCTATTCTCTCAAACAAACCCACTCACACGGTCTGTTGCAAGATCATTAGAGAAGTCTCTTGATAATGAGCATATCGATAAGCTCCAAGCTGCTGATGAGAAGTTTGAGAAGAACATGAAGAAGACACGGAGAATGCAGAAGAAGGCAAAAGCCAACACTAAGACCGTTGTTGGTGATGTGTTCAAGGGTGCTAGAGAAACAATGGGCCTAGGCGTCAATAGCGCACCAGAAGGTGCAGTAGATAGCTTTAGCCCCGGCATGGCCGCTAATCAGATGAAGAACTCAGCGGTTGGTGCTGCTGCTGGTACTATCTTCAAGAGTACTGCTGAAACCATTGGTAATAACATGCGTACTATGGCAGACACAATTTTCTCTGCTTATGGGGATAAAATTGAGGCCGTTAAGTCGCAAGAGTTCAAAAATAATGTAAATTCAGCCGTTAAAAAAGCTGAGAACGTTGTTAACTACGGTCGCAGATTTACAGATAATATCAATGAAGTAATCAAGGAGCTAAACAGTGAACAGCGGGAGTATGAAAGTACTCAAAGAGAATTTAGTAATAGTGATGACACTGAGAAACAGATCAAGGCACAAGAAGCTAAAATGAAGGCCGAACAGGTTCGCCAACAGAAGCAGATGATTCAAGACTTGGAGAATCGGGCTAAAAAGGTCAGAGAAGAGTTTACTGAGAATATTAGTACCAAGATTCGTCAAATCAACCGGGATTTGGCAGATATTGTCAAGAATCATGAGACTACGGCAGAAAATAAAAGAAGAATTCGTGAAGATGTTATAAGGTACTCTGTCGAGCTACGCGATCTAAGTAAACAAGCCGCTCAACAGGCAAAAGAGCGACATGAGCAATATAAAAAACAACTTGAACAGTCTCAACAATCATTCAACTTCGAAAGTGCAGAAGAAAAGGGTCAATTGATTCAGGAAAAGCCTATCGACTTTGACGATATGGAAGACGTTAGTAAGGATGAGGATCACGTTGAGCTTAAGACTGATGTTGGTAGTGCTGGTTATGGAAGCATGGTCAAGAACCTTAAGCAGCGTTCAGAGAACATGACGATGAGCTTCATCAAGAACCATGTCGTGGAAGAGCAGATTGAGGTTTACTACAGCACCAAGGCACCTAAGCGTTCATTCCTTAACCGGAACTTCTTCAAATTGACATTCAAGAAGAACGGTGCGCTTCGCGCTCTACCAGATGACCGTCCTCTTTGGGATGCTTTCAAAGGAGCATTCAAGGGTGAGTTCTATCGTGCAGACTTCATTGTTGGCTTCCAGCTAAACAAAGGGCCGAAGTTTGAAATCTGGTATGTGACTGAGCCTGCTCCTAATGCAGTTAAGGATGATATGAACCAGATCGATAGTATCTCCACCTACTACGTCTACGATATCGACGCAGAGGAAGTTGTGAAGCGTTACATCCCATATTACCGGAATGCTCTACAGGTAGTAATGCTCAAGATCGGTACGTTCAATCAATCTACGTCTACGATATCGACGCAGAGGAAGTCAAGATCGGTGCGTTCAATCAATAAGAGATAGACTATTATGGCTAATCAAGATGACCTCTCTCGCCTACTAGAATCAATGGCGAATGAAAACACGAACTCAAAATCCGGCCAATCCAAGATGAATGTTGGAATGGTTGGCTTTGAGCTTGCCAAACAAACAGAAGAACTAAAGAAAATCCGCGAAAGCAGTGTTGGTTCTTCTTATGTCAGCGGTTCTTCCTTTGCAGAGGCTCAAGAAATGAAACTGGTCGATGCAGAAGATTCTGCTTTTGATAGTCTGGTTGATCGTCTAAGAAACACCACCTTCAATGTCAGACTCAGGGATGCAATGACCGATATTGTTTCACCTCTTGTCAATTCAATGAAGGTGATGCAACTCGATCAACAGGCTTTCATGATTCAAAATGATTCTCTTAACAAGAGATATCTTGGTCGAATCTATGAGATTCTTTATAACCAGCATAAGACCACTATAACCTACATGGGTGCTATTCGCATGTGGTTCCGTGATCTTCAACGTCATCCTATATGGCGCTCTATTGTCGGCATTGGTAGAGCCTTGATTAGTACAGGTAAGGGTCTATGGAAGATCATGTTTGGTTGGGGCAAGAAGTCTGTTGAAGAGAAGATTCTTCAGGCTATCAAAGAACAGACCGAATTCCAAAGAACAGGTAAGATTAACCGCGAAAAGGGTTTCTTTGAGAGATTCAAGGAGAAAGGTGTTATTGGTGGCATCCTTAGTAATTCCGTCGGCAGATTCATGGAAGGTGTTTCTGAAAATATTGAAGAAAGCATTATTTCCGGTGAATCTGTTAAGGCCATTGACAAACTTGTTCATTGGGCATATAAAGGTCAGATCAATAACCTTGGTGGTCGTCAAGGCGGAATGCTTGATAAATCCTCAAGCTCAAACTCTATCATTGAAGAAACAAATGATATTCTGTTTTCTATTTGGGAATCTGTTGCCGATATCAGCCTTGAGATTAAAAACAATACATCCAAAGCGGTTAGTGGAATTCTGACAGAAACCAAAAAGCAGACAGAAGCATCATCTGAAGCACTTTCTC